GCCGCCCACGCGACCGTTCGCGCCTCGCGTGGCTTTGTGAATTGCGACGAGAGAATCCACCGAGGCGTTTGGCTTGAAGTTGGGAGTTTTAACGGCGACGACTTTCTTGCCATCGTCTTCTACCCACAGCTTCACGAAGCCGGAATTGGCCCCGGTCATGGGCGTCGCTTTGCTGGCAATGCGGTCTGCTACGGGGAAGAACACCTTCAGCAAATCCCGCTTTACGGCATAAACGCCTTGAGTCGGTTTCTTTGGGTGTGTCTGAGACATGATGGATTGGATCAGCCGCCTCATTTCGACACGCAGCACGCGCCCGCCAGACAGTCCAAAGCCTTGGAGGATGTTCATCCGCTTATTGAAAGCCGTCATGTCCACGGTTGCACTCAATTCTGTTTCCTCAAAGTTAGAACGGCCTCGGCTCCGTTCGGGCTGTCCTCACGAACGCTCACCCGGTAGGTCGTCCCTGCAATCGTGATGAGTCGGGAGTCATTCTCAACGGGTTGGCTGGCGAAGTCCGCCAGCACTACGGTAAGGCGGCAGTCCTCGTTCGCCGTGTAGCCGTCAAGTTCCATGCCCTTCTCCTGCCTTAAGTCGGTGAGGCTTCCGGTATGGTTCACGCTGGCAAAAGCAAAAGCGGTGGGAAGTTCGTCAATCTGTGAACGAACATCCGCCGCCATTATTTGTGCCAGAGTCGCCATAAAAAGGAAGAGGGGGGCAAGGGCCGTCCGCCCAGCCCCCCTCTATGTTGTTGGGTCAAATTAGCCGAGCAGCACGCCGATGTGGGCGGGCTTGATAACGCTCACGCCGTAAGCCACGGCGATCTCGACCTTGCTCATCCGGTAGCCGGGGTAGATAGCCAACTCGAAAGCGAGGCCGGAGCGGGGATCAAGCACCACCTGACGGTCAGTGGCGAGGTCGTTCGCGCCCACCTTCGGGAGGCGGCACGCGAGAATGACAGCATCGCGGGAGAAGCCGAAGTTCTTCGTGTGCGAAGCGGAGACGGTGACGGCAGCGTTGTCAGCCGCAGCGACCTTCAAGCCGGGTTCGCTGATCGTGAACACGTTCGACGCGAGGGCAGTGGCAACGACATATTTGTTGCCGCCGATGGCGACCACATCGCCCGCGAGGATCGTGCCGGAACCGCCATCAACGGTGATGTCGGTCTCACCAGCCGAGAGCGCACCGTTGAGCAAATAGCTCGCACCTGTGCCAGCCGTGAAGGTGGCGATCTGCGCGGACTCTTTGACGCTGAAGCCGTGAAGGTTCAGCAACTCGCCGTCGCGCAGGGTCATCGCGGTTCCGGCTTCGTTCGCTTTGGTCAACTGGGACAAGGTGCGGAGGGCCGCGCCAGCCGTGGTGTCGAGGACGACGGAACGGTCAGCGAAGGGCGCACCGTTGTCGTCGAGAATTTTCTTCAACTGCGCGGTGTCGGACAGGTTGGTGGCGAAGGGGGTCGTGCCAGCCGTGCCAGTGGCGCGGGAGGCTGCGATACGCATCGCGGCGAAGATGGTCGCCTCGATCTCGTTCGTGTGAATGCGGAAGCACTGGGCGATCTGGTCGCGGATGAGCGGGGCCGTGCCGGGGCCGGTGGAGAGCGAATACTCTTCCTCGCCAGTGTAGCCGAAGGACGAAACCTTGTAGTTGTCAATCACGACGCTCTTGGTTCCGATGGTCTGGTCGGCAGCAGCGGTCACAACCATCGCGGGCGTAATAGTCGCCGTGGTGTTGGCCGGGGCGACGGGAACGAACAGGGTCTGGTTCTTCGCAACGCGATCCGAATTAGCGGAGCGGTTAACGCTGGGAATCAGGCCGACGAGTTCACGCGACACAATGTCGAGGGCTTCGTAGGCTGCGGGGATGAGGTTGGTCAGTGTATTCGCCATGTTGGGTTTTGGTTATTTGTTTTCGGAAATGCGGCCACCAGAGAGGCAGAAGCGGCTCTGCTCAACCGGGGACAAAGCGGAGAACTCAGCGCGGGAGAGCGCGAGCTTGCTGGCAGCTTCAGCGGCAGGAAGGGACGCCGAGATCGGCACGCCGCCCGACTTCGCCAGAATAGCCGAGGCCGTCGCGCTGGCTTCCATCTTCGCAGCTTCTTTCGCCGCAGCGAGGATGTTGTCGCTGTCCAGCTTGGAACTCTCCATCGCAACGAAGCGAGACTCCAGCGCGGCGAGACGGTCAGCCAATTCAACACCAGCCGAGGCGGTCTCGGTGGCAGCAGCTTGAGCGGCGACGACGTTCACCTTGGCCTCGCGGCTAGAGGCGAGCAGGGCCGTCAGCTTCTCGCTGAAGTCCGCCGTGGTCGCGCCGAGTTCGGCCATGAGCGCGTCCGACAGTTTAAGAGTTTGAAAAGTTTCAGTAGCCATAAGTTGAACTGTTGATGTCATTAGTGACTTGAATATTCAAAACCGTCAAAGGTTATTTTTTGCCGTAGCGAAGAAGGATGTTTTCGCGGGTCGTGATAGAGTCAACAAGGCCGATGGAAAGCGCGTTGGGCAAGCTCTCTTCGGTGGACATTGCCGGGAAAACTCCCGCCATGTCTCGCGCGGCCATGTCAATCTGCGGGCGGTTCCGCAGAACGTAAGTGTGGAACATCGCGTTCATCGCGTTGATGCGCGATTGCATATGCGCGAGCTGTTCGCTGGTGATGTTGTCCGCGCCGATGCCCTTCAGCGGGGAGGAGCGCACGACGATGGACTCGACGCCTTCGTTCCGCATCTGCCGTTCGCGGGAGGTGAACTTGGAGAACGCGCCAATGCTTCCGGCCTGACTGCCCACCGTCATCGAAATGGCGTCGCACTGGGAGGCGAAGAGGTAGGCCAGCGAGCAGCAGTCGCCTTCGATGTGCGCGAGGATGGGCTTGCTAGTGCGCGTGCGAGCGAGGGCAATTTCATCCGCGAACTCGAAACCGCCTTTGGAGTTTCCGCCGGGTGAGTCGAACAAAAAGCAGATCGTTCCAGAATCAGGGTTGGACAGAGCGGCAGCAAGCTCGTCGCGCAATGCGGAAACAGAAGTTCCGCCCGAAATGTTTTCGAGCAGTCCCATCTTCGGTGCGATGGGGCCGTTGACCGGGATAAAGTCCACGCCGTACTGGGTGTATGCGCCGTCGGTCTTCTTCTTTTCCACCTTTGGGATTTCCTTCCCGGCGAGGTGCGAGTCGAGGATGCCCGCAATAATGTCGAGCCAGACGGGTTCAATGAGCCAAGGCTCGCGCATGATGGCTGACGTGACGTGTGAAAGTTGGTTGCTCATTTGGAGGTGGGTGCGGGTTGTTGCATTCCGTAGGTCGGGCCGATGTTCGCACCGCCCATAAGCGCGAGGGCTTGTTGGAATGGAATTTCAGGGTTCGCTTCGACGATCTCGCGGGCAAGCGCGAGGCGATGCTTCACCTCGCCAGCGCGGGCAACTCGCACGTCGTATCCGTCGTTGCCCTGCTCCTCACAGATGGAGTCCTCCGTGCGAACTCCTGCGTTCAGTTCGTTGATATTGGCGGCACTTTCGCGGCCAGCATCCACGGTGGGGTGGGCTGGGCGTTGTGCCTTGTAAAAATACCATTCGGCATTGCGCGGCAAACGCCCGCTCTCCATTGCCGATGAGATAACCCACGCAACCGTCGGGTCAATGACGCGAAGCTCTAGGTTGTCCATCTCCGCTGCGAACGTGCGCTCGGCTTGTTTCGAGGCGAGCCGGACGCTTGTCCCGTTCAGGCCGCTCATGTCCCAAACGAATTCGTATGGAAGGTGCAGGCCGATTGCCGCGCCACGAATGAGGTGCGCGATGAACCACCGCCAGCCTTCGCTCGGACGCTCTGACATGAACATCGTCAGGTCGTCACCGTGCGCCATGTAACGCTTCAAACCGGGCGAGACTTCTTCCAGCTTCTGCGTGTTTTCGGCGTTGTCTTCTGTGCCGTCCGCGAATGCCTGCGGGCCTTTCGCCGCCCCTGCTGCGTTGCGCTCAAGGATGGTTTGGAAAGAGGCGAGCTTCGCCGCAACCTTCTCGGCGTCGTGCGTTTCCTTTAGGTCGCGGAAGTCATTCAGCACCGTGTGGAATGCGGTAACGCCGCGGTATGCCTCGAAACGACTGGGCGAATAGTAATGGAAGATTTCGCCCGCAACTATTTTGTGCGGGTTGACGAATCCGCCGAAGCCGTTTCTGTCGCACACGGTGTAACCAACCTTTCGGCCCCGCGCGTCCACCATCACCCCGCCCACATCTCGCGCTTGGTTCGATGCTTGGGCCATGTAATATGCCGGGGAGAGGAAACCGCTCTCGGTAGTCACTCGATCACCTTCAACGGCGCGGAGCTTCGGGGTTCCGATCTCGTCGGACTCTTTGTGGAAAAACACGTCGCCGTCTCGCTTCATGCTCTTGATCCCGACGCGAAGCATTTGCTGGAACGTCATGTCGCCCTGCGCGTCACAGGTGCGAGTCCAGTTCGCCCAATAGTCCGCCGCCGCCTCATTCCAATCGGAGTCAGTCGTAAAGAATTTAACTTTCGCAGAAGGGTGAACGCAATAGTCCGCGAAGCGTTCAAGGATAGCACCCGCCACCGGGAAATTCTGGCACAGGTTCCGCGCCTCGCTCATGAGGGCTTCGCGGGTTCCGTTGTTGAGGTCGGTGTCCTGCGCGACAAGGCGCGTGCTGCGAAGCTGGCGAAAGCGCGAGGACTCGCCGCCCTCCCACTCGCCCGACAACATCTTCACGCCGATGCCCGCGTGAGAATTCTGCGTGAGCTTGTCAGCCGGGAGCGTGAGGATTTGGCCCGACACCTTTGCGGCGGCACGAATGCGTGACAGGAAATTCATGTGACGGATGAGAAGTCGGCGAAGGTTCTGTCAACGCGCGTCCCGGCAAGGATGCGCTGCGCTTCGGCAATCCAAAACAAATCCATTTGCAGGTCGGCCAGCGTCGCCGCCGTCTTGCTTCGCCCTGAGATTCCGTAGGACTGGCCCGCTTGTTTCACGCCAGCGAGCGCGGCGATGGTGAGGGTGCGAGCGGTGGTTAGCTCGCCGCTCGTCATCCCGATGTAGGGGTTTGGCAATAACACGCGCAAGGTTTCGCACGTCTCGCGCAAACGCGCAAGGGTTGTTATTAGGAAAAGTTTTTACCGCTCGGTTCAGTATTAGCGCAGCCTATACCTTCTGAAACGGCAATTTAGTTCTAGCGCGGAGCAGGGGACTAGCTAGAGTGGGGACATGACAAATGCTTCAGGAAACAAAGCGAACAATGGAATCAACTGCGCCTTCTGTGGAAAGCCCGTGAATGGCTATTTGCAGTGGCTCTGTAAAAAACACCGCACGAAAGAGTGCGCGGCGGTCGCAAATGCACGGCTGGCAGAAAAAAGCAGGAGCGGCGCGCTGTGAAACACATCTGCGCCAAATGCGGTGCGCTGGCCGAGGTCAAGCACCCGGCCCTTGTAGCCGCTGGCAAGGCGATGGCCGCGCGGATCACCCCGGCACAGCGGCGGGCGTGGGGCGCGAAGGGTGGCAGCGCGAAGCGGAAGGACAGCAAGTGAACCACCTCGACCTCATGCACGGCAAAGACTACGCGGGCCAGCGCGTCGGCGGTTGGCTAGTGCAGGAGAAGCTCGACGGCCTCCGCTGCCTGTGGACTGGCGCGGAGCTTGTCAGCCGCAACGGTGAGCGGTTCAATGCGCCGGACTGGTTCACCGCTGGCCTGCCCGCTGGCATCCCGTTGGACGGCGAGCTTTACGCTGGGCCGGGAACGCTCGGCAGGGTTTCCGCTACGCTCGCCCGCCACAAGTCCGGCGCGGATGCGGACTGGCAGGGCGTCCGGTTTATGGTGTTTGATGCGCCCACTGTTCGCAGTTCTTTTGCGGAGCGTGCGTCTTTCCTGCGTGGGATTGACGCGCGGCACACCGAGATTGTCGCCACCTCAGCCGTCGAATCCATCGCCAAGCTCCGCGTCGCCTTAAAGCACCTCCACAAGTCCGGCGGCGAGGGGTTCATGCTCCGCGACCCGTCCGCGCCCTACGTCGCCGGGAGGACTGGCAAGCTGTTGAAGTTCAAGGCGAGGAGTCTTTATTGATTTACGCGGCGTGGCTGGGCGAAAAAAAGCAACTATCTATTCAAAATGGCACATCAAAACGAAGTCATGAACGACACCGAAAACAAACAGGCTTGGTGCAAAGACGGCGAGGTGAAAGAAAAGCTATTCGTCTCAAGGCTGTTTGACTCGGGTGCTTCCGTATTGCTAAACCCGGCAAAGTCCACTGATCTATACACACACGATTTATTCCTCATGCTACAGTGCGATGTGAAAACCGTCACCACGCCATTTCGGACAGCTTTTGAGAAATTCGGCATACAACCAAGCGACGCAGTCACCTTGAACGTCAAAGACGTGGAACGATACAAGGAGAAATATCCCAACATCTGCATCATCTTTGATGTGAACCATGAACTTTACACCGGCACACACATGGTTTTTTTGAAATCAATCCTCATCCACATTGCGTCCGGCAAGGTTCCGGTTCACAAATACGAGAAACGCATAAACGACGAGCGCGGGAATGCCAAGGACAGCTATGTAATGAACTGCAAGATGATGCCAAAACTACTCTGACAAAAGCAGCGGGTCTTAAGCCGTGGGCGGTTGCCCGAAGTTCTGGATGATTCCCGACGAATCCGCGAAGACAATCTGCATCATCTCGCAAGAAGCGGCGTGATCCTGACCGCTCCTCACCCATTGACCTCGCGCCTCGCCGTTAGCGGGTGGCCTGAACTCGTAGGCTTGAAGCTGGTGCAGGTAGTCCGCCCCCACGTTCGACGGCACGGCCCACGACGGCCCCTCGCCTTTCAAAAACACGTTGTAGAGCTTGCCGAGGTAATGCGACTTGGAGAAAAGGTAGGAGTTGTGCAGGACGTGCTGCCCGACGCCCGTGTTGAATGGGCTTCGCTTCCAGTATTGGCGGGCCGTATCGCCCGCAAAGTTCTCGGCCTTGTCGCCTTTGAAAGATGTCCAGCCGTATTTCAGGCACGCCATGCGCCAGCGATACACGTTCCCCGTGTTGGCCTCGTCGTAGCCGCCGTCGTCGCCGCATACGTTCTTGATGCCTCGATCGACTTGGAACTTCCGCAGCACTTCAAAGTCGTCAGGGAGTTTGCCGTTTTGAATAAGGCGCGACGCACCGCCCTTGAGCCATTGTCGCCAGACGAAGACGAGGTGATCTTTCTGGCGGTCTAGCGAGAGGACGTTGAAGACTGGCCCTTGGCTTCCCACCCATTGCTCGCCCATCTCGTAGCTGCCCATCCGCGCCATGATGTCCGTCGCCTCGATCTTGCTCGCTAACATTTCCCACGGCTCGCCGCAGTCGTCCGTCACAAAGGACTTCAGCGGCTCTTGGTTGCCGGTGGCCTTGAGCGCGTTCATCGCTGACAGGAACGTGACCGCTCCCGCGCCGAAGTCCATAGACTCACCGGGCATCACCATGAAGTTCCAGTGTAGTGAGGGAAATTGCTCAACCATGCGAGTATTCCGGTGCGACTCATGCGCGGCCTTGAGCAGCCCCAGCCGCGCGGCCTGCGGGATAGCCTCCGCGCACTTCTCGCATTGGTAGGTTGCCAGCTTCCGCACGCCGTCCTGACTCGTCGAGCCGTCGGGGTTCGTCGTTGGTTCCAGCTTCCACGTGCCGTCCGCATTGCGCGTCCGCTCGTCGTCCGGCCATATCACTCCGCCAATGTCCCGGTTCTCTGGGAAGAGTGGCGTGCGCTTCTTCCCAAAGCGGAACGGCTGCGAGGCTTGGCACTTGGGGCAGGTGAAATGAATGAAGCCCTGCGAGCCGTGCAGCCAGTCCCGGTGCAGCGAGTCGTTGACGACGCCCGCCGTGCCAATGCTTATCTCCTGCGCGTTGCCGAAAGTCTTCAACCGCTGGCGGACTAGCTCGATGGGGATTGTCCATTCACGCCGCTCGTCGCAAACCACAAGGCCAGCCGGGTCGCCAGTCATGTCAGCCTTAGACACCGCCCCGCGAACCATCAAGTCCATCGTGCTGAACCGCACCAGTCGGCGCGTCCATTCGTTGTCACTTGGCGCAAGGGACTTCACGGCAGGGCAGTCGAGGATGGCCGGGTAGAGTCGCCGCTGAACATACTCCCGCGCCTTCTCTGCGTTGGCCGTGATCCACATTGCGGCAACGGGGTTCTCCGCGATGCGCTGCAATAGGGCGCACATCATGCCCGTCGTCGCCGCCGTCTGCGCGGCCTTCATTACCGTCAGCCGCTTCATCCGCCGCCGCTCTGCGTGCCGGAAGAACGCGCGAAGTTGCGGGTAGAATTCCAGCGACAGCTTGCCTTGGACGTAGCTGGTATGGTCGAGCCGCACGTTCGCCTCGGCCCATTGCGCGAGCGGCAGACGGCTTGGCGGGCGCACCGCTGCCGACACCATTGAGGAAACGCGGCTCATGGTTTTAGCCACTGGTCGCGGCTCATCGTTTCAAGCACGCTTTCAATCTCCGATTGGATGCGCTCCTCCACCGCCACCGGGTCAGACTCCATCGAGAGCGGCTGGGCAACTCGGCGAGGGATGACGAGCAGTTGCGTTTTGAGTTCCGTAAAGCCGCGCGTCACGTCGAGCCGCACTTCCTCCGCTGGTATGAGGTCGCGCAGCGAGGCGTCGTTTGCGATCTTGAGCTTCCGCAACCGCTCGCCCTTGATCTCCTCATCCGTCTGCGTCTTGCGCTTGGACTGGTCGCGGTAATACTGGAACATCCCCTTGATGGTCGCGCTCAACTGATACTCCCCTTTCACGGGCGGCGGGAAGAAGCCTTCGGCGGCAATCTGCCGGTGACGACGATCCGTCATGCCGGTGAGGGCGCAGAGCTTTTCGGAGGTGAGGGTGTCAGCCATTTAGCTTTACATTCAACACTGCATTTGCTTTTCTACAAACATGAGAACACGCGGCAGTTGCCGGTTTGAACCGTATTTCAAAGTTGAGGTTTGGACGCCGCACCTATGCGCTTGGCGCGTGATTCAGAAGGGCTTTGCGACTGAGCAGGAAGCGCGGCAGAGCTTCCCGCACGGAGGTAAGGGCCGGGTTGTGAAGGTGACTGAGGCTGGCTATTTTGTTCTCCCAGCTTGACCAGCTTCATCCCGTATTCGTTCGGCTCCCATTTCTTGCCGACAAATTCCGGCTTCAAAATCAGCTTGTTACGCTTGAACGGGCGATAGTCGACGACGTGCTGCCAGCGGCCCCATCGTCGGCCAATCTTCACCACGTCCGGGTGTTGCTTCTGAAGTGATTGAGCCATGAGCAACCGTCCGTCTACACCATTGCCAAGCTTGTAAAGCGATTCTGTGTTTCCACCTTTCATCTTTAGCGTGGTCATTTTTTTACAGACAAACTGGTTCACCAACGCCGTAGCCCATCCATCTTTTAAGGCACGAATGGAGAGGTCAGTGTCCTCATTGTAACGACCACGCCAACGATACGGGATGCGGTTCAAAATCAAAATGCAGGAATAGCACCGCGTGTTGAAAGCCACCGGTTTATGCTTATGCAAAGCAATGGTGAACATTTCGTATTGGAGTGCTGCCAACGCCACGTTCTCATACCGCTCAACAAAATTCTCAACGCAGTGAAAGCCCGTGCCATCTCGCATCCGCACTTTTTTGTTTTGGTGAAGCCTTGCAAACCACATGATGTTATCATCTAAAATCCAGTGCCGAGCGTGGCCTTCCGCAAGCGAATGTTCCCAAACCCAATTCCGCGCCGGGATTGAACCATTGCCGAGGTTGCTGAATGGCAGCACAAGAATCTTTGCAGTGTCAATCACTGCCGCGTAATTCTTGAACTCCTGCGGTTCTATCACGACGCGGAAAGGAACGCGGCACTCTTCAAGAGCCTTGACCGTCAGCCGCGATTCCCAGCGGCCTTTTGAAATTACATAGATTGGAAAGGTGGGATTCATTCTGAACCGTAGCTCAAGCCTTTCCCAAGCTGGTCAAAGTTTGGCTTCGGAAACCACGTCGAGTAAGCCTTGCCCTTGTGGCTTAGTTTCCAGCCGAGGAATTTTTCAAACTCGTCGCGCTCTTTCTCTGACTTGAATCGCACGATGCAAGCGAATGCTCCTTCTAATATTCCGTCCTGCTCAAAGGCGGGCATCCCTTGCCACTCTGCATTCGGGTCATTCACGCCCTGCTCATGGTAGCTGTTGATGACCCGCTCCAACTCACCCGCATCAAACCCGCTCAAGTCCATGTCGAAGTTCTGCGTTGCCGAGTCCAACTCAATCAGCAAATCCTTCAACATTGCGCCGTCCGTCTCGGCAAGCTCCGCGATGCGGTTGTCCGCGATGACGTGCGCCCACTCATCCGCCTCCGTTGCGAACTCCTGAAAGTTCACCGGCACGACCTGCACTTGGAGCAGCTTCGCCGCTTCCAGCCGCCCGTGGCCCGCCACGACGAAGCCGCTCCGCTTGGACACCACAACGGGCGCACGCCAGCCCTGATGCCGGATGATTTTCGCAAGGAGCGCGACCTGCTTGTCAGGATGCTTGTTAGGGTTGCGTGGGTTCGCCACGATTTCGGTGATGTCCACAAGCGCGTCGTGCGAGCAGTGGACTGCGATGGAGGAGGCTGTTTGTGGTGTCATAGAAACGGAAATGGGGAAAACGGGGTTTTCAGGGGTTTGCCTCGCAGGGGCTTACCCTCGGCTTAAAACGGCGTCAAAAAAGATTCCTTAGCCGGGGCGGTGGCGCGGCGGTGGGGGCTGGGCGGTGTCGGCGTCATTCCTGTGGCTCCTCAGTCGGCTCCGGGTCGGGGTTGTTGGGGTTGTTGGGGTTGTTGTATGCCTCGATCTCCTCGCACCTCTGGCAGAACGGGCCGCTCGCGTCGAAGCCGATTGCCGGGTTGCCGCAGTAGCACAGACCGATGTCCGCCTTCCTCGTCGGCTTCATCCGTTGCGTTGGCTTGCGTGGCAGCTTCATGGTGCGACACCCACGCGAGGACACTCCGCAGACTGCCGAGGTTGAATTCTGCGGAGCTTTCCGCGCGGCGAACGGTCTTCAGGCTCACGCCAGCCAGCGACGCAACAGCGCGAATCCCAAACGCATAGAGACGCGCCTTGCCGTTTTCCTTGG